TCATTCGCTAGAATTCCCTTTGTTCTTGGGCAGTTTCGGGAATAGCTCTAGCTTAAAATCATCTTGTCTTTGGTCTTTGAAGTGTCCGTTGGCAGTTTTGGTATACACAACCTTATCCAGAATAGACTTCATTAAGTCATTTTTCAATTGAACATCATCAGAAGTTTTATAGATTTCCAAAATCTTTTTAGCCTTTGGTATAATCTCTTCCTGATGGCTAATTATTTCTCTCTCATTTGCTATTTCTTTATTAAGCTTAACAATTGCTTCCTCTGTAGAAGAAATGCTTTCAGAAACAGTTTTTTGTCGGTTCAGAAAAGTATCACTATCATATATTCCGTTTTCATAAGCTTCAAATACTTTTGTTAACTGGTTTTTGTATGTTATTAATTGCTTTTGCTGTTCTTCCAAGAGTTTTGTCTTGGATTCCAAAACAGAAGTGTCATACTTGTTTGCTTCTTCCTTTATTTCGTATCCATCAATCCATTCCTTAATGGCAGTTAACAAAGCATCTTCAACAAGGTAAAAAGCAGAAGACACATTATGACATGTTTTTTCAGAGCATATTAGTGAAGCGGACTGACCTCTTTTTTGGTAAGGTCTTCTATACATACTTCTTCCACACATACCACATTTTATTACACCGGCAAGTGGATTGGTTATCGTTTTTGAAGGTCTTCTTGGATTTCTGGATAATCTTTCCTGGGCCAAATTAAATGTTTCCTGAGATACAAGAGCAGGATGCTTTCCTTTGTATAGTCCATAGGATTCGTTACGTGTCCATTTATCGACGATAATTCCGTTTTCAACAACCTTTTTTCGCTTCTTTTTCCCAAAAACAATATATCCTAAATAATGTTCGTTTCTAAGCATGGTAGATATTGTTGGAATGGTCCAAACACCACCTAAGGGTTTAATTGAATATTCAGAATTTAACTTGTCTGCAATACGAGCTGTCCCTAAAAGTTCATAACTGCCATCTTCTTTTAGAATTCCCTTTGTATACCATTGAAAAATCAACTTTACAATTTCTGCTTCTCCCGGCTTAGGTTCCAGCCTATAACCTTTGGATTTTTTGTTCTTTACAATGGAATATCCAAATGGTGGTGTATGATGTATGTAATTACCTTCCTTGCAACTTGCTTCCATTCCGGCATGCAATCTTCTTTTAATAGTCTTATATTCTCTTCTTGACATATACAAGCCAAATTCAAAATATTCCTGATCAAATTCATCTGTGGGATTAAATGTTTTCATCGGGGTAATGATTAAGGTATTGGAATAAGTAAACGTCTTGATAACTATTCCCTGATCAGAAGTATCACCACGGGCAAGACGCTCGATTTCCATAACAAGAACACCCTCCCATTTCCCATCAGATACATCATTGAGTAATCTCTGCATTTGAGGTCTTGCAGCAATGCTGTCACCGGAAACAACCTCTTCATAGATTTCACCAATTGGCAAATTTTTCTTTTTTGCTAATTCAATTAATGTATCTCTATGACGTTTTAATGTTTCTCCAAAACCTTGCAGTTCTAACTCTCTATCAGCTCTGGATTTTCTTAAATAAATACAATAAGCCATAGTATATCACTCCTTTATATTTGATTTTATTAAAAAATAGGTACAAAAATAACACCCAGCCTTTGCCAGATGTTCCATTATGTGATACAATATGACTTGTCTAGGGTGATATTGTATCACTTGGAGCTGGTCGTTAGGGGCTGGCTCTTTTTATTATGTTAAAATATATTAATACGCATAAAGCATAGCCATTTTTGCATCCCATAGTTTAAAAAGGCAAGCATAATAATCGTCGTACAAATCATAAAAATAAAATTCATCAAAAGATTCTGGATTATCATAATATTTTAACATTTTAACAAAACAAATTTTTATGTTATTTAATTGTTCTACAGCATCTCTATAACCAGTCTTAAAAGCTCTATACTTTTTACCTTGTAGTGAATTTAAAAATTTGTTAGGTTTGGTTAATCTGTCTAAAATAATAAGTGAATCTTCAATAGAAGAGTATGAATTAGTATCTGTAGTTTCACTATAAAAATTATCAAAATTGTCAGATATTTTTGTAAGTTTCTTTTCAATTTTCTTTTTAGACATAACAGTTACATTGCATTTATATTTTTTCTTGCCTATTTTTGCAGTAATAACAGCTTTTCCGTTTTTTAAGGCAGTTATTTTACCTTTCTTATTAACTTTTACAGTTTTCTGCTTGTTGCTACTCCATTTAACCTTTTTATGAGTGCCGGTTACCTTTAATTGAATCTGTTGTTTGGAATATGTAATAATAAAATCTTTATTAAGTCCAACAGTAGAAGCATTAACAGGTATTGCAAAAAATAAAGTTAATGTAGCAACTAGAATTAAGGTTTTAAAAAATCTTTTCATTGTAATCTCCTTCTAATCATCCATATTCTTTATTACATTTACTGAATTAAAATCAAATTCAATAACATAATTTTTGTATTTAACATAACAACCATATTTATGCATATAAGCGTTAATTGAATCAACAAGAAATTCTTCTGTAACATCCAAAAATTCTGCAGTTTCGTACAGATTTGTACAATGATGTTCGAATGCATCAATAAAACCTTGTAAATTAATTAATTTGTCATATGCCCATACTCTGGCTCTTAGTTCTTGTTTTCTGTTAGATGTGGGATCCATGTCTATAATATCTCCGGAAGAAGTGTGATGATGACCAAGTTCTTCTGCAATGGTTCCATTCTTTTCATTAGTGGATAATTTGTTACTTGTAGCAACAACACCATTGCTATATAAACCTTTTATTCTCTCAGAGTTAAATTGATATTCAATAAATTCAACATCATTATGTTCGTCAATTAATTCTTCATATTTAGTCAATTGATTCACCCCCTCTTATGCAAAATTAATTAGTAAACATATTAGAGTTTTCTTCTTTTGACAAATTCGGCGAATTGCTTAATTTCTTCAAGCTCTTCCTCCGTGTATTCATCTCCATCAAAATGAGCTGCTAAAGTATCGACCTTATGTAATGAAGAATTGTGATTATTAATAAGTTTTAAAATATTGTTTTTATTTAATATGTTACAATCTTCAGGTATGTTTGAATTGGGATTAAAAATAATTTGAATAATTTCTAAATAAGGAATATTTGTTTCCTTTGAAACTTCTGCAATTATTTTTTTTAGTTCACTTCCCAAAGTGTTTCCATTTGGAAGATCAGACCAACCAATTATATAAGAGGGCATAACATTAAAAATTTTAGCCATTTCCTCTATAGTATTTCTTTTAATATTTTCAACACGACCATTTTCATATTTAGCAATAGCTGATTTTTTTAATCCAAGTTTATTAGCAAGATCTTCTTGAGTTAAATGATTGTTTAATCTACATTCTTTTATTCTTTTTGACATTAAACACATATTACGCACCTCCTTAAAGTGTCTTAAATATACTACATTTTTTATAAAAATGCAATAAAAATATTAAAAAGTGTCTTAAAAAGATTAAAAAAAGTGTTGACAAACTTGAAAGTGAATGATAGATTAAAAGTGTCTTAAAAAGACACAGAAAGGAGGAGCTTATTTAATGAATAAATACAAATTAGAATCAGTTATGAAGCTAAATAGAGATACAGGACAGACGTTATCAAAGTATCTAGGTATAGCTCGTCAAACATTTTCGAATAAACTTAATGAAACTAGAGGAGCTGAATTTACGCAAAGAGAAATTCGTCTAATAAAAGAAAGATATAATTTATCTGCTCACGATATAGACGAAATTTTTTTTGAAACAAAAGTGTCTTAAAAAGACACGAGAAAGGAAGAATTAATGAGGTATTCATTAAAAGAACTACGTGCTAGAAAAGGATTGAATCAGTCAGAAACTGCTGAAAAGCTGGGAGTTTCAACACAAACTTATAATGCGTGGGAAGCAGATTTTGGGATGGTAAAGATACGAAATGCCATAAAAATAGCTAATTTATTTGGAGTAAAGGTTGATGATATTTTTTTCAATATAGAACGTGAAAATAATTCAAGTAAAAACAATGAAAGATAAAAAGAAAATATGGGCTGTGCTGGAACGTGATTAATAATTACAATGGATTATTTCATCAAAAGATAAGTAGGAATTGAATTGCTTACAAAGTAAGAGGTTAAGTCACATCCCATACTAATATCATAACAGAAAGAGGTGAGCGGTTGAAAAGAATATTGTTTTTAAGACTTATACCGGCATTAATTGGTGGAGCAGTAGGAGGAATTATAATAACTCTTTTATGTATATGAAAGTAGGGTATAAAAGGAGATTAGGAGAAAAGCAATTTACAAAAGAGCAATAGGACAAATTCAAATAAACATATCTTATTAAAAAGAACAAAAGGAGGTTAGGGGATGGTAGTAGAGGAATTTAATATCGGAAGAACACAAATAATCATTCATGATGATTGCATAGTGTCTAACGAAAAAGCAGAAGAAATTTTAAAGAGATTAGGGAATACTTTCCATAATTATAATCTACGCAAAAGAGAAAGGGGTGATTGAATTGGTGGGAGCAATTAACAGCTTAAGAAACTTAAGGCAGACCTGCATTAAGTATTCAGGAAGTTGTAAGAGCTGTCCCTTGGGCAGACAGATGAACATTAATAACACTTTGTGTCCACATCTGACTAAGCCAATTAGTTGGACGGATGAAAAGACTACCGAAATGGTAAGAAAGATTGGAGGATAAAAGATGATTAAGGTAACAGAAACAGGATTACTGCTGAAAGGAAATCTTCCGAGCATACTTTCAGAAACAGCATGCATACTTAGAAATGTGCATAAAAAAACGATTGATAAGCTTGGACCAGAGTTTGGCGAAATTCTATATCAAAAAACAATCGCATTGGCAGATATGGATGAAGAGGACATGGAAAAGGAACTTGAGAAGATGGAAACAGAAAAAATAAAAATGCTTAATGATCTGTTTTCGAAGTAAAGGAGCAAAAGATGGAAGCAAACAGACTTGAAGTAAAAGAATTTAAAAGAAAAGAGCCTGAATGTACTGCAATACGTTCAAGCTCATACAAAAACAAACCACTTAAAGATTACCACATTACCGCTGAAAAGTACAGAGTACTTAACGGATTCAAGAACGTGGTAATAGGAGTAATAACAGGAGCAGTGATGTTAGTCAATGGCTGGATTGAGGTAGGCAGCAAGGCAGGGCAGTTACTTGTGGCTCTGGGAATGGTGATACTGGTTACATTATTGATGCACTGCACAGATGAAATTCTTAATGAACAGGTTGATTAGAAATGGTTACAAGAAAGAAATTTGCAAGTAAACCTGAATGGCTTCTTGCAAGAAAGGGAAAGATAGGTGGTTCTGATGCAGCAGCAGTGTTGGGACTTAATCCCTACAAGAACAATGTGGAGTTTTGGAATGAAATGGTTGGAATAACCAAGCCAAGAGACATATCAAATGAACCGTATGTAATATATGGAAGCAGGGCAGAGGAACACATAAGAGCAATATTTGCATTGGACCACCCGGAATACAAGGTTGAATACTTTGGTGATAACATGCTTCTCAATGACAAGTATCCGTTTGCTCACGCATCACTTGATGGAGAACTGACAGAACTTGAAACCGGGAGGAAGGGCATATTTGAATGCAAGACCAGTGAGCTTTTTGGTTCAATGCACAAGGAAAAATGGGATGGTGAACACATCCCGGACAATTATTACATACAGGTGCTTCATTACCTGATGGTGACGGAATATGAGTTTGTCGAACTCAGGGCACAGATAAAGAGTGTGTGGAATAAGAGCATAAGACTAATCACAAAGGATTACCACATTGAAAGGGCAGATGTTGAGGAAGACATTGAAATAATAAAAAGGTCAGAAAGGGAGTTTATGGAGCTTGTGAAAAAAAGAAAAAAGCCGGCTCTCATTCTGCCGGAAATTTAAAACAGGAGGAATACCAAAAAGATGGAATTAAAAATTTACAATCCAACAATGGATAATGCACTAAAGCACATTGATTGGAACTTTGAGGAATTAAAAAAAGAAGTTACTGAAAAGGCAAACGTGTACAAGTCATTGGTGTACACGGATGAAAACATAAAGGAAGCAAAGGCTGACAGGGCAGCACTTAATAAGTTCAGCAAGGCATTAAATGACGGAAAGAAAGACGTCAAGAAGATGATGCTTGAACCATACAGTGTGTTTGAAGGCCAGGTAAAGGAACTGATTGCAATTGTAGATGAGGCAAATGCCAACATTGACAGTCAGGTAAAGGCTTATGACCAGAAGAAAAGGGAAGAGAAGCTCATAAAGGTTGAGGAGATATATGACAGGACCTTTGCAAGTGCCGAAGAGCTGAAGGAGATACTCACATTCAAACGTGTTTTCAAGGAAAGTTATCTAAATTTGACAACAACATTAAAGTCAATAACCAATGAAATGGAGCATATGAGAGACAGTGTAAGACACGACTTGGAAGTCATTAATGCTGAAACCGGTGAATATCAGTTTGAAATGAAACAGAAATACATTGAAACCCTCAACATTACAGAAGCATTGATGGTTAAACAGACATACGAGGAAAATGCAAGAAGAAAAGCCGAGTATGAGGCAAGAAGAAAGGCAGAACTTGAGGAAAGACAGGCAAGAGAAAAGGCAGAAGCCGAAAAACTTGCAGAGGCAGGAAAGAAGGAACCGGAGCAGAAGCAGGAAAGTGTTTCACAGACTGTTGAGGAAGAGGCACAGGAAGAAAGAACAGAAGAAAATCAGGAAGAGAAGACACACACAATAGTAATCAGGGTGTGTGGAACAGGAAACCAGCTCAATGCATTGGGTGAGTTCCTTACGAAAAACAACATTAAATATGAGCAGATACAGTAGGAGGAAATGAAATGGCAGTATCAAACAGTTTGGCAAAAAGACAAGGAACAAGTTTTACGGCATATTTGAAAAATGATGCGGTAAAGAATCAGATTAATGAGGTTGTTGGTGGAAAGAACGGAAAGAGATTCATCAGTTCAATAGTAAGTGCGGTTGGAAACAATCCAACATTACAGGAATGTCAAAATTCATCAATTGTAAGTGCAGCATTGCTTGGAGAGAGTCTTAATCTATCTCCAAGTCCACAGCTTGGACAGTATTACATGGTTCCGTTCAAGGATAACAAAACAGGAACAAAGGTGGCACAGTTCCAGCTTGGATACAAGGGCTACATTCAGCTGGCAATCAGATCAGGACAGTACAAGAAGTTAAATGTGCTGGCAATTAAGAAAGGTGAGTTAATCAGATTCGATCCACTTAATGAAGACATAGAAGTAAATCTCATTTCAGATGAAAATGAGAGAGAAAAGGCAGAAACAATTGGCTATTATGCAATGTTTGAGTATGTCAATGGATTCAGGAAGGCAATGTACTGGTCAAAGGAAAAGATGAAGGCTCACGCAGTGAAGTATTCACAGGGATATGCATCAGACTTGAAGAAGGGAACGAAGTGTACCTTCTGGAGCAAGGACTTTGACGGAATGGCATACAAGACAATGTTGAGACAAATCATAAGCAAGTGGGGAATAATGAGCATTGACCTACAGACAGCACTTGACAGTGACATGACAGTAATTAATGAGGATGGCACACATACATATGTGGAAAGTCCGGAATTAAATCAGGACGAAACATTTGAGGAAGTTGCAGAGCAGAAAATGGAAGAAGCCGAATCACAGCCGGAACAAAAACAGCAGGCAGTTACAAGTGAAAATCCAAAATCGGATAATTCAAAAAATGAAAGTGAAGGAGACTTCCAAAAGGCATTTTTTAATTATTAAAACAGATATTAAGAAATGAATTAACAGACAGTCATAAATCAAAATATATATCACAAAATTGTAAGACCTGTCACCTGAATGGTGGCAGGCAGAAAGGAGACGTGACAATGAACATTTCAGATTACATCCCTTTCGGAAAGGACAATGCGATTTCAAGAAAAAAGCTAGAGAAGGTGACAGGATTGTCAGACAGAGACATAAGGGAAGAAATTGCAATGGCCAGAAGAAACACGGTAATACTTAATCTATCCAATGGACAAGGGTATTTTCAACCAATAGAGGGCGAGGAAGATGAACTTGTCATTAAGTATTACAAACAGGAAAGCAGCAGATTAAAGAGAATAGGTTGGTCGTTGCTGGCAACAAGGAAAAGAGTAAGGGAGATACAGAATGGCAGTTAATGCAAGGCAGAAGGGGGCAAGGTTTGAAAGACAACTTGCCGGGCATCTAAGGGAATACGGATACAGAACCAGAAGAGGCCAGCAGTATTGTGGGGCAAATGGTGATGCAGATGTTGTGGGACTTCCGGGAATACATATAGAAGCAAAACATCAGGAAAAAATGCACTTGTATGACTGGATGGAGCAGGCAAGAAGAGATTCAAGGCAGGATGAACTTCCGGCAGTGTTTCACAAGAAAAACAATGCAGACATTCTGGTGACAATGACACTTGATGATTGGATGCAGATATATAGGGAATATGAAGCAGGAAACTACATTAAGATGGGAGAAATAAATGGGAAGACCTATAAAGGCAGGACTTAGTTATTTCCCAAAAGATGTTGATTATTATGAAGACTTTAAAATAATGGACCTGATGAATGAATATGGTCCATTGGGTCAAACCATTTACGACATAGTCATTTCGATGGTTTACCGAGAGGGTTACTTTCTTGAGTTTAAAAACTTTGAACAGCTCAAGAAGAACCTTCCGGTTAAAATCATCAAGACAATCGGTAACAGATGGGTTAACAAAAAAGACTTTGTGTTACAAGTTATTCTCTCTTGTGCGGACATAGGTCTGTTTGATCATGACCTCCTGATGCAAGGAGTTATAACCTCTGTTGGAATTCAGCGACGCTACGATACAGTGACTGTTAGGAACAAAGTCCAGAAAACAAGGTACAGGTTGATTGATGAAAAAGGTCAACCCTTATTAAATGAACCATTAAAACCGATAAATGTAACAGAAACAAGTGTAAATGTAACAGAAACCAACATAAATGATGCGGAAATACAACAAAAGAAAATAAAAGAAAACAAAAGTAAAGAAAATATAAAGTATTTTTCCAACGAAAACCTTAATGACGTGTTTAGGCAATTTCTGGAACTTAGGGAACAAAAGGGAAGACAGATTGTTGGCTATCAGATACAGACATTGATTGAGAGACTTGAACAGGTGGCAGACACGGACGAGGAGAAAATACAGGCAGTCAAGAATGCCATAGCAGGTGATTGGAGTAATTTTTATCCCCCCAAAAAGCAACAACAACAGAAAAAGTCATTCAACGACCAAAGGACATATGACTATCAGAATTTAGAAAAAAAGCTACTAGAGAACAGAGATAAAAGGAGAAGTAAAGATGAAAAAATTCGAATTGACAACTAATACAAAAATGTTTTTAGGAAAAAAGCTATTCCAGATTAAGGCGTTAATCAGCTTTGGAGATGTGAAAGCAGGAGAGTTGGGCGGATATATCGAAAAAGAGGAGAATTTATCGCAAACAGGCGACGCTTGGGTATTTGACAACGCTTGGGTATCTGGCGACGCTAGGGTATCTGGCAACGCTTGGGTAACAGACAACGCTAGGGTAACAGACAACGCTAGGGTATTTGACAACGCTTGGGTATCTGGCGACGCTAGGGTATCTGGCAACGCTAGGGTATTTGACAACGCTTGGGTATCTGGCAACGCTAGGGTATTTGACAACGCTTGGGTATCTGACAACGCTAGGGTATCTGACAACGCTAGGGTATCTGGCGACGCTTGGGTATCTGACAACGCTTGTTATACAACTATTAAGGGATTCGGCAGAGAATACAGAACAACTACATTTTTCAGATGTAAGGATGGCAAGGTCAGAGTTCAATGTGGATGCTTTTATGGAGATTTGAAAGAATTTAGAGCTATCGTTAAGAAAACTCACGGCGAAAGCAAGAAAGCAAAAGAATATCTGATGATTGCTGACTTAATGGAATTGCACTTTGAGGAGAACGAAAATGACAAATAAAGAAATAGAGCATCGCCTGGAAGAGTTAGACCGAAAAGAAAATAAAATCTTGTTTAAGGGAACTACACTAAGCCCAGACGATTATATCAGCCTTGCTAAAATCAAAGAAGAAAAGGCAGAGTTAAGAAAAGAATACAAGGAGAATCAAAATGTCTAAATTATCAAAAGAAGAAATTGGCAGGCGTGAAGGAATGGCATATGCTCTAAGGTTTGCAAGAAAAAAGGGATTGGATGCCTTGGAAGCAGACCTGAAAATGAGAAATGCCATTGACCTACCTTTAAGGGTATCAAAGGCAGACTTAGACAAATTCAGTGACAATGTTAAGTACAACACAGTACTGTATGTAAAAATCCTAATGGCTGTAACAATGCATGATGAATTTGGTTTTGGCAACAAAAGAATAAAGCAGATGTTTGAGAGATTCGACAACAAGGCTGAATGCATTGCAGAGGATTACAGCACATGGGAAGAGCAGATAAGCATAATTGCAGAAGAATGTGGAATAGACATGGACAGCGAAAGAAGAGACTTAAGAACAGTGATTAAATAAAAAAATCGAAAGGAGAAGAGTTGTGCGCACATAAAAGAATTCTTACTCCTGAGAGAAATGGATAATTTAATAATTGATTGCTTTGCTGGTGGAGGCGGAGCTAGTGTCGGAATTGAAATGGCATTGGGAAGGCAAGTGGATATAGCAATTAATCACGACCCAGACGCTATTGCAATGCACAAAGAGAACCATCCACATACATTACATTTAACAGAAGATATTTTTAAAGTAAACTTGCAAAAATACGTTAAAGGAAAACACGTAGCCTTAATGTGGGCTAGTCCGGATTGTACAAGCCATAGCAAGGCTAAAGGTGGAAAGCCAAGAGACAAGGGATTGAGAATACTTCCTTGGGCAGTATTTAAACACGCAAAAACAATTCTTCCAGATGTAATCATTATGGAAAATGTTGAAGAAATTCAACAATGGGGGCCATTGGACGAAACAGGGCATCCGATAAAAGAACGCAAGGGTGAAGACTATAAGAAATTTATAACAGCAATGAAATCACTTGGATATGTATTTGAAAGTAGGGAATTAATCGCTGCAGATTATGGAGCACCTACAACAAGGAAACGTTGGTATGCAATATTCAGAAGAGATGGTAAGTCAATCATATGGCCAGAACCAACTCATAACAAGGATGGTTTAAATGGACTAAAGAAGTGGGTGCCAGTATCAACCATTTTGGATTTCAAAAATTTAGGTAAGTCAATCTTTGGAAGAAAAAAGCCATTGGCTCAGAATACAATGAACAGAATTGGTAGAGGGTTAAAGAAGTTCGTTTTTGAAACAAATAAACCTTTTATAGTTTCAATTAATGAAAATGAGAAAGTCGCACCATACACTGTACCGATTGGTTACGGTGAGAATAAAAATCAAAAACCGAGGGTAAATGGTCCAGATGAAACGTTGGGAACTATAGTGGCAAGTGGAAAGCACTATATGTGTACTCCGTATATCATTCAATATCATTCCGAGACGGCAAAGGCAGAAGTGAGAGGACAAAAGGTGTCTGAACCAATAATGACGCTTGATACAAGCAATAGATACGGAATCGTAGCTGCTTTTCTGTCAAAATTCTATAAAACCGGAACAGGTCAAAGTGTATTAGAACCTATTCATACGATAACAACATCAGCCGGGCACTTTGGTCAGGTCAACGTTTTGGCAGTTGAAAAGAATAAATTGTTTGAATTTGGAATTAATGAAGATATGGCTCTTAAATGTACCTGGGTTAGTCAGTTCATTGTTGAATACTACGGACAAGGAACAGGACAGAGCGTTGATAGTCCATTACATACAATTGTTACTAAAGACAGATTTGCATTAATTACAGTATTGGAAAACGAATATGTAATTGTAGATATTCTATTAAGGATGTTGACTCCTGAAGAATTAAAATTGGCGCAAGGTTTTCCGCGAGATTACATCATTGACAGAGTTGACGGAAAGCCATATCCGAAATCTAAGCAGGTGGCAAGAATTGGAAACAGTGTTGTTCCGATTATGGCTCAAAAATTAGTTGAAGCGAATTGTGGCTATTTGAAAGTCGGAGAGAGGATTCCGAAATTGTATATAAATGATGATAGTCCACAGTTGAGTTTTATGTAAATGTTAAGAAATGTTAAGGAGTGAGAGGAATGTTAAATATTGAATATTACAAAGATGAATTAAAGGAAATAATAATTAGAAACATAGGTATCAATGCAATAACGGGAAAGCCGAAAATGTGTGATGATCTTTTTTGTCTAGATTGTGTGTTCAACGACCGAGACGCTTGTAGTCCTAAAAAGGTAGAGCAGTGGCTACAATCTGAACACGTTGAACAGGTCGATTGGAGCAAAGTTGAGGTAGATACACCGATTTATGTAAGAGATTGTGAAACAGATAGTAATGGTGACGAAAAAACGTGGGTTCCTCGTCATTTTGCAAAATTTGAAAATGGGACAGTATATGCGTGGGATGATGGAGGTACGTCATTTACGGTAAAGAGTGAAGATAGTTGCTCTTCTTGGAATTACGCAAAACTAGCAGAAAGCGAGGAAAAGTAATGGAAGATATTAAAACAATTCAAATGCACATTACGGAATTAAAACTGAGAAACCAGTTAAAATCAGGTGATTTGGAAGTAGCATTAACAAGAGCAATGTCAGCACTTGAAAAGCAGATAAAAATTTCAAGAACAGTTATTGAAGGAGAATATTTTTGTCCAAGGTGCAAATGTTTAATGTTTCATTCGGGATACTGTGAAAATTGCGGACAAAATACATATTAGATTGGAGTGATTAATAAATGTTACACATATTAATTCCTGTATTTGTAGGAATAGGGATTGCAACCATATTTATTCATATAGTTGAAATTTTAATTTTTCTGTTTTCTAAAATAAAAAAGCGAATGAAATATGAACGCAAGATTAAATTTCTTTGCAAACATATTTATGAAATTAATTCAATTTGTGGAGACGGAGAAGTTGAAGTTACTTGTCTCAGATGTGGTAAGAAAAAGTTTATACGATTCAGTCTTAACTCCCTTACGGAGTTTCGGATGATAGGAGGAAAGAGATGAGATTAATTGACGCAGATGAACTAATAAAAGTGTTGCACGAATCATTAGATGGTGACGTTGAATTAATAAAAGACTATGAACTACTTGGAATTGATGATTTTATCAATGCACAGCTAACAGCCTATGACGTGGATAAGGTCATAGAAGAAATAGAAGAATGGACAGCAAGAATAAATGTAATTAATGATAAAAGCGGTAAAACAGGACAAGTTGATGTTATAGGCTCAAATAAAGCAATTAAGATTGTGGAAGGTGGTGGAGTAAGTGGAGATAATTAACACATTGGCAATAGTCCTGGTAATTGGAGCAGTGTTCGTCTTGTGGGCGATATGTAAGTTGCAGGATAAGTATTAGAAACAAAGGTACATTGACAATTGAATATTGGTAGTTGGAATGGTATAATTTTTGTGTTAAGATATCAAGGAGGATTATAAATGAATTATATAGAGAAACTGTTTAAACAACACCCATTCATTTATTATATTGGTGAGAAATATTATGCATTTGGTGCTTATACATGTTACGAATGCGATATGAGAAGCATAACTCTAAAAAGTAGATACGAAGAATATGAGCAAAGCATAAATGAGGAGCTTACTGATAGAGAGGCATGGAAAATTTTTCACAAATTAGTATTTAAAGCTGAGTGTATAAGAGATGAAAAAGGATACTGTGCTGAGCCACAAGAGGAAATAAAAAAATTTCAATTTAATGATATAGAAATGCAAGAATTAAAAGTACAGATAGATGATTATATAGCATATTGGAAAAAACATTCGCTTAGTTCTTTTGTATAATATATAGACCAACTACCAATATTCGGTGGTTGGTTTTTTTATGCAGAAAAATAGAGAAAGGATTGAGAGTTTGGGAAAAATGACAGCAAAGGAATACTTGAATCAGGTTAGAAATCTTGAATCTAAGATGAAAATTCTAAAAGAAGAGATAGATACCTTAAGGGAAATGGTGGTGAGTACTGGAGCAATCCAACAGGGCGAGAGGGTACTGTCTTCAGGAACACAGGATAAGATGGCAGAAACAATCTGCAAGATTAATGAAAAGGAATGTGAGTGGAATGATTTGATGCGTGAATTTGCTTTAGCCAGAGCAAACGTAATAATCAACATACAAAAGTTAAACAATCCTGAATACGAGCAGATTTTGTATAAGAGATACTGTCAGAGCAAGAAGTGGGAAGAGATAGCACTGGAAATGAATTATACATACCAGTGGGTATGCAAATTACACGGCAGAGCTCTATTAGAACTTGATAAAGTATTAAACAATTTATAGAAGTTTATATTAATCAGCGGTAAAATGGTAGAGTAAAAAGTTGAACAGAAGGGACTTCTGTTATCTGAATATATCTGAATAGTATCCTCCAATTATTGTATTGGTAAAACAAGGAAAAGGCAGTCATTAGGCTGTCTTTTTTCGTGGGGAAATAGGAAGTGAGTTAGTAGGATTATGGAAATAAATTATTTGAATTTGCAAAAGGCAGCATTCGAGGGAGTGGGAGCTTATGATATTCCATTGTTAAGTCCTGAAACATTCACTGATTGTGAATTAATAGGATTTAATCAGGCAAAAACCTGTAAAGAACGTGGAAATAAGGCGGTGCATTTCTTTTTATATGATTACCAGTTTGAAAGAATTTGGAACAGGCCTGATGCATACGTCGATATGCTAAAACAGTTTAAATGTATATTCAGCCCAGACTTTAGTGTGTATTGCGATTATCCAAGAGCATTGCAAATATATAACCATTATAGAAAGCATTGGATAGGTGCATATATGCAGATTAATGGAATCAGTGTAATACCGACAATCGGATGGAGTAATGAAGACAGTTTTGAGTGGTGTTTTGATGGAGAACCAAAAGGTTCAGCGGTTGCAGTTTCAAGTGTTGGAACACAGAAAAATAAGCAGGCAAAGGAATTGTTTATGAATGGGTACAAAGAAATGTTGGAGAGATTAGAACCAACACAAATATTATTTTATGGAAAAGTACCAAGTGAAATAAAAGACGATAGAGTTATTAATATGAGTGCTTTTCAGGAAAGGTTTAGAAAAAAGTAATGGGCGGACGTGGAGCAAGTAGCGGACTAACAAAGAAATCTTCAAAAAGTAATATAGACATGATGAGTGAGTTCAGAAATGCTGGAACAATTGTAGTTGATAAAGAAGTCAAGAACTTAAATAGTGTACTTGTTGACAAAACATTAAAAGGGGTTCGTGACACTTTGAATGAATTTGGATTACCTTTGTCAGTAGTGACAGGTATAGGATTATCATTGTCTAATGACGCTGAGGCAAGTGCTAATGGTATGGGACAGTTGGGGTTTTCATCAAAGTATTACAGTTCGTCAAATAATGAATTCACACCTAGTGATTATACTGCTGATTATACAGCATATGGAACAGGAACTCATGAGGCAGGTCATTTAATATCAAACTATCTTATGAGAAAAAGTAACAGCTCACTTACTAAATTTCAGCAGGCAAAGCTAAGAACATCTGGAAAGTGGGATAGAAATATTTTAAAGCAAGCGAAAAAGATAAATGGTGGTAAATTATCGGCAATATCAAAGTATGGTAGTAATACTAAAGGTAAAGCAGCAGGAGAAGTTGTGGCTGAGGCTGTTTCTGAATATATGAAAAAGGGAAAATCTGCTAGTTCAACTAGTAAGGCTATAGTTCAAGCATTGAAATCATATGTATAGTAAGAGGTTTTATGATGGGAGGAAGAGGAGCAAGTAGCGGAATAAGTAAAGCAGGAAAAGTATATGGAACAGAATACAATACAATATATCAAGTAGAAAATATAAAATTTATTGTCCAGAATGCGAAAACATCTATTAAAACACCTATGGAAACAATGATAAAAGATAGAATATATGTGACACTAGGAAATGATAATGTTCCTAAATCGATTACATTTTATGATGAAGATGGTAAAAGGAATAAACAAATAGATTTAACACATTTTCATAAGATAAATGATAATCTAGTAATGCCACATACGCATAGAGGATATTGGCATGCAGAAAATGGAACAGCAAAATTATCAACAAAGGAAGAAATGTTAATTGACAAAATATTAAAAAAATGGGAAGATTATAGACGAGGGAAGTAGTTTATGAGTGAGAACAATGGGTGCAATCAAACAATGCACTAGTGCAACAAGACCAGCCAATAGGTTGTGAGTACACAGGTGAGATTGTGACAGAGGAGGCGGTTGAAATCCGTTCGCCCTTATTAATAGAGCTTTTGCAATTAGGCAAGGCTCTATTTTTTATGCACAAAAGTAAGAGAGGTGGTGTTGTGAATAATGAATTAAAAACATATGAGCAGGCAGAAACAGACTATATGAATGGTTTCAAATATAAAGAAATAGCCGAGAAATATAATGTATCAATTAGCACAGTAAAATCTTGGAAGACAAGGTATAACTGGAATCGAAAAGGGCAAAAAAGTACGCGTACAAAAATGGAAAAAGTACGCATACAAAATACTACTTCTTTTGATGAAGTTGAGCAGGTAGTTGAAAACGATAATCTAACGGACGAACAAAGGTTATTTTGCATTTACTATGTTCGTTGTTTTAATGCAACCAAGGCATACATGAAAGCCTATGGTGTTAAATATAATGTTGCAGCAGTTTCAGGTTGCAGATTGTTGCAAAAGGAAAAAATAAGAAAATGCATCACGGAATTAAAACAGAACAGATTGAATAGGGAAATGTTGTCGGAAGAAGACATATTCCAAAAATATATGGATATTGCCTTTGCAGACATAACAGACTATGTAAGTTTTGGAAGAGAAGAAACTGCAATAATGGGACCATTTGGACCTATAAAAGTTAAGGATGAAGAGGGCAATGATATTGAATTAAAACAAAATATAAATGTTGTTAGGTTCAAAAATTCAGATGAAGTAGATGGAACTTTAATATCGGACATAAATTTAAAAAACTCATCCGTAAAATTATTGGACCGAATGAAAGCGCTTGATTGGCTAGCAAATCATATGGATATGGCAACTTCTGAACAGAGGGCAAGGATAAAACTTCTCAATGTTCAGGTTGACAGGGCAACAGGTAAGGCTAGTGAGGAAGAAATATCAAGAGTGGATGAATTACTGATGCAGATTAAAAAACAGGCAGGTGACAAAGATGGTTCTAAGTGATAAGCAGATGGAATTTGTAAGGAATGCAAATCACAGATATAACGTAAAGACCGGGGCAACCCGTTCAGGAAAATCTTATATGGATAACTTATATACCATTCCGTCAAGAATAAGGGAAAGAGTTGGCAAGGATGGATTAAATGCAATCATAGGAGTATCAAAGGGAACCATTGAAAGAAATGTTTTGCAACCAATGAGAGAAATATATGGCCCTAACTTGATTGGAGACATAGGTTCAAACAACATTGTTAGTATTTTTGGAGATTATGCCTATTGTCTTGGAGCTGAGAAAGTAAGTCAGGTATCAAAACTTAGAGGTTCATCACTTAAATATGTTTATGGTGATGAAGTTGCAGAGTGGAACAAGGAAGTCTTTGAATTATTAAAGTCACGTCTTGATAAGCCATACAGTTGTTTTGATGGAGCGTGTAACCCGGACAATCCAAGTCATTGGTTTAAGAGATTCCTTGATTCTGATGCAGACATATATTGCCAGCAATACACAATATTTGATAATCCTTTTTTGCCAAAGGAATTTGTTGAAAACCTATGCAATGAGTATAGGGGTACTGTTTATTATGACAGATACATAAGAGGTCTATGGGTGGCAGCAGAAGGAGCAGTATACAAATTGTTTAATGATGCACAGACACAGAATCCTAATCCGTTTAAGGTTTATGAAAAACCATTAAACATAATGGAAATTAACATAGGTGTGGACTTTGGTGGTAGTGGTTCAGGACACGCATTTTGTGCCACAGGATATACAAGAGGATATATGGATATTGTTCCATTGGCATCAGAATGGATTGATTGCTCGCAGAATGACATAGATCCTGAAAAGCTTGGAAAGTTGTTTGTTGACTTTTGTTTAAAGGTCTTGAATTTGTATGGACACATAACACACGTGTACTGCGATAGTGCAGAGCAGACACTAATAGCCGGATTAAGAAGTACTTCAAGAAAGAATGGATTAGGCTGGCTAAGAATAGAAAACGCAATGAAGATACCAATTAATGACAGAATAAGATTCGTTCAAAGAATGATGGGACAGGGCAGATTCAAGTACATAGGACAGCATTGCAAGTCATTGGAGAATGCACTATGTGGAGCATTGTGGAATCCAAAGAACTTAACATCTGATGAAAGATTGGATGATGGCACAAGTGACATTGATTCGCTTGATGCATTCGAATATACATTTGAAAGGGATATAAGCAGATTTATTAAGTATGAGTAGAGGTGTAAGGTATGAGATATTCAAACATGGTTACCCAAATAGGGAAAGTATTAAATAAACATTCTGATAATCCTGTAGATTTGTCATATCTTACAGTAATGTCAGGACACATAGAATTATGGAATGCAATGTACAAAGGCAAGGCACCCTGGATAAAGGGAGAAACAGAAAGCTGCAATCTTCCTGCAAGCATATCACAGGAGATTGCAAGACTTGTAACCCTTGAACTTAAGAGTGAATGTACCGGAAGTGAAAGAGCAGAATACATAGAGCCATATTATAAAAAGGTTCTGGAAAGTCTTAGAAGGTATGTTGAATATGGATGTGCAAAAGGCAGTCTTGTATTTAAGCCATACATAACAAGTAATGGTATTGCAGTCCAATACATACAGGCAGATTGTTTCTTCCCGGTGTCATTTGATGATTCAGGAAATGTAACTGATTGCATTTTTACAGAACAGTTTAGAAAAAACAAAAAAATATATACAAGATTAGAAAGAAACACCATAGAGAATGATGAATTGACCATAACTAACCTGGTTTTTGTTAGCACTAACCCAGAAGTATTGGGGACTGAGGTTCCAATAAGTTATGTTGATAAGTGGAACATGCTTGAAAGTGAACTTAAGTTTAAGAATGTTGACAAATTACCAATAGGATTCTTTAAAGTTCCGCTGGCAAACATAATTGATTCAACATCACCCATAGGTGTTTCTGTTTATTCTAAGGCAGTGGATTCAATCAAGATTGCAGATGAAAGATATTCGCAGATTGATTGGGAGTATGTATCAAAGGAAGCTGCAATACATATTGCTGAAAGCTTGTTAAAACGTAATGAGAATACAGACAAGTTTGAATATCCGGGAGGAAAGGACAGATTATACAGAACTCTTGATTACAGTTCAGGAGCAGTAGACAAGCCATTCATAGACACGTACTCACCTGACATCAGGGACCAGAGTTTATATAACGGATTTAACAATCAGCTTAAGAGAGTTGAGTTTGATTGTAATCTTGCATATGGAACTCTTTCTGATCCAAACAATGTTGATAAGACAGCAGAGGAAATAAAAACCAGTAAGCAACGTTCTTATTCAATGGTGTCTGATACACAGAATGCCTTACAAAATGCGTTAGAGGACCTTATAAAAGCTATGGACTTCTGGACAAGCATTTATGGATTGGCACCGGAAGGAGAGATAAATACTTCATTTGAATGGGATGATAGCATAGTTGTTGATTCAGAAAAGGCACGTCAGACGGATAGAGCAGATGTGGCTATGGGAGCAATGACATTGGTTGAGTACCGAATGAAATGGTATGGAGAAACAGAAGAGATTGCAATGCAGAAACTGGCAGGACAGCCGGATGATACATCAGGAGATGATGAATAGTGTACAAGTCAGATGAATTAGAGTTATTTCCAAAGAACATTGAAGAAATATATGCAGGCTTGGAAAATGACATCATGAATGACATTATCAGAAGAATTGCAGAGACTGGTGAGATTACAAGGACAGCAGATTGGCAATTAAATAGGTTGTACAATATGGGAGCTGACAAGACTGACATAAGAAAACACATTCAGGAAGCCTTGAATTTAAGTGATACAGAAATAGAACAATTATATTCTGATACCTTAAAGGAAGGATATTTAAGAGATGAATCTTTATATCAGGCAGTAGGTCAGGAGTTCATACCATTTGAGGAAAACATGGCATTGCAGCAATTAATAGAAGCAACAAAGCAACAAACAGCAAAGCAGTTGAAAAACATCACTAGGACAATGGGATTTGCTGTCAAACAACCAAATGGCAGAAAAACATTCAAGACAGTTGATGATTATTTTAAGGATACAATGGACAATGCATTTATGCACGTGCTTAACGGAACGTTTGACTATAACAGCATTATCAGAAAAGTTACTGATGAAATGACAAGGAGTGGAGTAAGAAGCATTAATTATGATTCAGGAATATCCACAAGAATAGATGTTGCTGCAAGAAGAGCAATACTTACAGGTGTCAATCAGGTAACAAGTAAAATAAATTCTGACAACATGCAGAAACTTGATACTGAGTTCGTTGAAACAAGCTGGCATTCAACTGCAAGACCTACACATCAGGTATGGCAGGGAAGAGTATTCTATTGGGACAGAGCAAACCCAAATGCAGAGAAAATAGAAGCAGGAGTACTTTATAAGTCATTCATAAGAGAAACAGGTTATGGTGAAGTTGATGGCTTGTGTGGAGCAAACTGCCGACACACATTTTATCCGTTCATTCCCGGCATTTCTGTTAGAACATATACAGATGAACAGCTTGAAGAATTAAACAGGCAGGAAAACGAAAAAAAAGAGTACAATGGCAAGGAATACAACAAGTATGAAGCCACCCAATATCAACGCAGACTTGAAACATCAATGAGAAAGTACAGGCAGGATATTAGCTTATTAAAGCAATCAGGTTTAGCAGATGATTCAGACGAGGTAATAGCTGCAAAGTGTAAATATCAGACATTATCAAAGAAATATAGTGATTTCAGCGAAAAGATGGGATTACGTGAACACAGAGACAGAGTTAATGTTGATGGGTTAAAGGATATTGGAAACACCAAAATAAGTAAAGAAAATATGATCGAACAATCATACAAACCTGTTAATTTAGATAAAAGCAACGTATCAGAGATAAACAGGGGACGTATTAATATATCAACTTATAAAGTGCTAACAGCAGAAAATAACATATATGTTTCTAATAATATCAGACTTAAACCAAAGGAACTGCATACCATTGATTTAAGCATATCTGAATCATTGAAAAAGTTAAAAATAAGTGACGTTGATAATTTACCAAGAGTTGTAATAATAAACAGTTCAGAAATGCAAACAGGAGCTTTGGCATCATATAATGCAGTAAAAAATGTACTTTATATTGATAGGACAATAGGAAGCAGATTAAAGTTATTGGAATTGCAAAAAGATGCAGCATGTCCTAAAAATGTATTAAGTACGTATGTACATGAGTATATACACTGGATGGATGCACAATCATATAGGATTGGATATGGAGAAATAATCGACAGTAGTGAATATCTATATTGGATTAGACATAAATCAAAGAAAAAGATTGATAAACTTATTAACAAGGGGTACAATATTAACAGAATTAGTGGTTATGCTTCAGATAACTTTGAGGAAGGAAAGTATGATGAAACATATACAGAATACAGAGTAAAGAAATTACTAGGAGAGTGATTTAAATGAGATTACCAAAAACACCAGAAATGGAAAAGATATGGAATGAAATAGAACCATACTTAAGTTTTTCTAATGAGAAAGGATATGAAGTAATTGACGGAGCACCAGATGATGTATTTGAGAAATTAGAAAAATATAGACATTTAAGAAAAGAACAATGGGATTTTGCAGAAAGTTTAAATTCCTAAGTACCATCTGGTCATAGGACTAGGTGGTATTTTTATGTTCCAAAGGAGGTATTATGGATAATTTCAAAGCGGTGTACAAGATTCTTTCAACCTTGGAAAAAGCAATGGATTTACCTGAATTTGACATATCAATAATCGATTATAGAGCACTTGGTGTATCAAAGGAACGTTGGTCGCGTTACATAGAAATGATGGCTGATGTTGGTTATATCAAAGGTGTAAGAGTTAGTACAAACATTACAGGAGAAACCATTGTGGAATGTAATAATATGCGAATCACATTAAAGGGATTGGAATACTTACAGGAAAATTCCATAATGAGAAAAATCTATAATGCAGCCAAAGGCATTAAGGAGATAACACCGGGGTTATAAATTTAATAGTAGATAATTAAGGAACTTAGAGATAGGTTCTTTTTTTATACCCTAAAATAGTAAAGGAGGTACATTATGGCAACATCTGTGCAGATAACATTGCTCATATGCATAACAATCATAATACTTGCCAAGTCAGGTAAGCAGAAATAAAAAATAGTTAATCAGGCAGTCTTAGGACTGTCTTTTTTATATGGTCCTGAATAAGACGTAAAAGTGTTCAAAATATCATAAAAGTAAGTGAAGCAACCACGTATAAAAGCGTAACGGAAAGGATGTTTAAATATGAAAAGAAAGTTCTTAGAAGACTTAGGACTGGAAAAAGATGTAATCGAAAAGATTATGAATGAAAACGGAGCCGATATTGAAAAGGCTAAGGGAGAAGTTGAAACATTAAGAAATCAGTTAAATGAAACACAGGATAAACTTAAGAGTTTTGAAGGTGTGGATGTTGCAAAGTTAAGAGGTGAAATTACAAATCTTACAAACGAACTTGCAACCAACAAGGCTGAATATGAAGCGAGTATTGCAGACAGAGATTTTAATGATTTGGTTAAGGGTATTGCTAGCGAATACAAGGCCAGAGACATTAAGGCAATCATGCCGTTTCTTGATGTGAAAGCTCTTAAGTCCAGCAAGAATCAGGACAAGGACATAAGAACAGCTCTTGATGGAATGGTTAAGGAACAGGGATATTTGTTTGAACCAAACAAGAAAGTTCCATACGTTGTTGGACCAACACCTGGACCAATGCCATTAGGTGGTGGTTCTGATGATAAAAAGACAAGAGCAAATGAAGCAATAAGAAGCTTATTTGGAAAAGAATAAACAGAGAAAAGGAGATTAAAAATGACAGAGATTATTAACAGAGAGAATGCGGAAGCGATTATCCGTGAGCAGGTAGTGGAAGCCATTACACAGGATGTACCAAAATCATCAACATTTATGGCTATGGCAAAGAAGTTGCCTAACATGACATCAAAACAGACAAGAATCAGAGTGTTAGACTTTTTACCTACAGCATACTGGGTAAATGGTGACACAGGAATGAAGCAGACATCAAAACAGGCTTGGGATAATGTATGGTTAACAGCAGCAGAGCTTGCAGTTATCGTACCAATTCCTGAAGCGGTTCTTGATGATGCAGAGTTTGACATTATGGGAGAAGTTACACCAAGAGTAATTGAAGCAATCGGTCAGAGAGTTGACAGTGCAATCATTTTTGGTGAGAACAGACCGGCAGAGTGGCAGAATGACATCATTACATTGGCAAGACAGTCAGGAAACAATGTTGCAGTTGGTTCAACACCAAACTATTATGACAAGATTCTTGGCGAAGATGGAGTGTTTGCTAAGGTTGAAGATGATGGATATGCAGTAAGTGGAGTTATTGCAGCAACTAACATGAAGGCTAAGTTAAGAAGCATTAAGGACACTACAGGCAATCCAATTTTTGTTAAGTCAATGCAGGATGCAACATCATATGCACTTGATGGAACACCTATGCAGTTCCCTGTTAATGGAGCATTCAATAATTCAATTGCACAGTTAGTAGCAGGAGATTTCTCACAGGCAGTATATTCAATCAGACAGGATGTTACTACAAAGATTTTAACAGAAGGTGTAATTCAGGATCCATCAACAAAGGAAATTGTGTACAACCTTGCACAGCAGGACATGATTGCTCTTAGAGTTGTGTTCAGAATTGGTTGGGCACTTCCAAATCCTGCAACAAGAGTTGATGAGGATAGAGTTGGATGTCCTTTTGCATATCTTGAACCTGCAACACCTGTAACAACACATAAGGCTACATTTACTGTAAAGGATGATACAAAATCAAGCCCTGTTGCAATTAAGGGAGCAAGAGTAGATGTTAATGGCTCAAAGCTTAAGACAGATGCAAATGGTAGTGTCGAATTTAATCTTAGACCGGGTACATATCCATATGCAGTAACAGCAACAGGTAAGATTAAGGTATCAGGCACAATTACCGTTAACAGTGCTGATATTACAGAAGCAGTTACAATGATTGCTTCTAAGTAATATGTATAGGAGATATACATCCTTTTCATATTATGCTAATGAATATTGTTGTGGAAAGCCGGTGGTTGAATCTGCCGACTTCCACAAACTTTTGATAAAGGCTCAGGGAATCATAGACATGTATACATTCAACAGATTAAAGGAAAATGCAGAGATAGTAGATGAAGTTCAGAATTGTTGCTGCGAATTGGTTGAATGCATTAATACATATGAGAATGGAATAAGCGAAAAGCCAAGTGGTGTTTCAAGTGAAAAAATAAAGAACTATTCTGTAACCTATGAATCCACAGAGAACATGAAACAAAGGTATGACAAAGAAGTGACCAACATTGTACATAAATGGCTTGGAAGAACAGGACTTTTGTACAGGGGGTGTTAAAATGATTACAAACAATGTCATTACTCATTATGAAAAGGAAAAAGGGTTTAAAAGCAATTTTTATAATGTTTATTTGGAACAACAGTCTAATTCCAGTGACAGTAAGGATGGAGAAAAAAAGTCCCATTCTCTGTTTATTGCAGTTCCAACAGAAAAGGAATTGCCATTTAAAACAGGTGATTTGATAGTGATAGGCAAGTGTTCTGTAAGGTTTGATGAAACATCAGAAAGGGCAAGTTCTGAAAGTTACAGAAAATTAAGAACAGAGCATAAGGTTTATACAATATCTTCAATAGAACCCTGCTTAATAGGAAACAGAAGAATGTGGCATTATGAGTTGGGATGTGATTAGAAATGACAGATGTAATCAGATTTGATGATTCGGATTTTCAAAGAGCAATCAATGAGAAAAAGAAATTGTTGGAAGAAGGAAGTCCGGTTCAACGGTTTGTTGATAGTGAAGTGTTGAGATTAATGGTTCCGTACACTCCAATGGATACAGGAGCAATGATACAGTCTGCAACAGCCGGAACAGTGATAGGCAGTGGAAAGATACAGTACAATTCACCTTATGCAAGATATTTGTATTATGGTGAAGTATATGGGCCTAACGTTCCAATAAAGGAAAATGGAATCATAACCGGTTATTGGTCACCACCACATAAAACACCAACAGGCAGACCACTTACTTACTCAACGGAAAGACATCCACAGGCTGGAAAGCTATGGTTTGAAAGAATGAAAGCAGACCATAAAGAGGACATATTAAAAGGTGCAATGGCAATAGCTATGGGAAGGAATAATAATACATGAACATTATAGAACTTGTTAAAAAGATATTAACAGATTATCCAAAGATTGAAGAGTTTACTAACAAAATCCACGTTGATTTTACAAAGAATGATGATGTTAACTTTGGACTTTCTTCAACAGGAGACACAAAGGTAAAGGAAGACATTCTGGGAAATCAGACAAGAAGACACAGTTTTGTTTTGTATGCAATCAATCAGGCATTTAATGATTATGACAGACTTTCAAACAGCACTTTTTTGTTGGAATTATCCTATTGGTTGGAATCATTGGATGAAAACTCTTATGACTTGGATGTGGTTGTTGATAATGTTAAGAGAAAAGGAAAATTGAAATCAGTGGAATGTGCAAATGCAATGTTGTTTCAGATTCCCACTGGTGACATAAATGATGGATGCATGTATCAGTTACAGATATATGCAACTTACACAGTTGAAAGAGAGGAAATGTAAATGAAATTAAAAAGAAGTTATTTAGCGCATTACATTGATGCAAGTTTCGGTGGTACAGGTGCACCAAAATGGTTTTTGATTGGTAAAGACATTGAGGACATGTCGGTTGAATTAAATCCTGATACTGAAACAGTAAAAAACATTCTTGATGAAACATCAGTAAATGACAATGGATATGAGCCAAGCATGAGTGCAGATCCATATTATGCAAATCCTGATGATGCAATTTATGACAATCTTAGAAACATTGCTATGAATCGTCTTACATGTGATGCTTGCAAGACTAAGATTCTTGAAGTGCTGATTGAAGGTGATTCAGAAGCAACACACAAAGCTTGGATTGAGGATTGTGTAGTTAAGCCACAGAGTTATGGTGGCTCTCAGGGTGGAATTAACATTCCTTTTGATGTTACATTCAATGGTAACAGAAAAGAGGGAACAGTTAAGATTGCAAGTGGAACACCAACATTCACAGAAGCAGCTTCACAGAGCACACAGTCAGATAAGGCAGTTAAATAATTTTATTTGGGGCATATTAAAGTGCCCCTTTATTTAATTAAAAGCAGAGAGAGGAGAACAAACATAAATGCAGAGTATTAGTTTTGATGAAGGATATAAGGAATTTGCAATAAATAATGATGAAAACAGGGTAATAAGATTTAACCCAAAGGATTTTGGCATTCTTACAAGAATGGAAGACACATTGTCAGATTTTGAAGCATTGGAGAAAAAGCTTAAGGACGGTAATGAAGAGGAGTTTACCAACAACTTAAGAGAAGCAGAAAAGGTAGTACACGAAAAGATTGATTCAATATTTAATGCAAATGTGCATGACATAATATTTAATCATCAGTCTCCAATCTCATTGGTTGGTGGAGAATTTTTATTTATGCGTGTAATTGAAGCTCTTGTACCTATTGTTGAAAAAGAAGTTAAGTATGAAATGCAGAAGTCAGAAAAAAGAATGAGCAAGTATACGGAGAAGTATAAGAAATGATAGGTGAATTACCTAAAACAATAAAGGTTGGCGAAAAGGAAGAACCGATAAGAACAGACTTCAGGGACATTTTAAATGTTTTTGCTGCATTTAATGACCAGAATTTGTCAGTTGAGGAAAAGGCAATTGTATGTTTAAGGATAATCTATAAGAACATTGATGAAATGGACAGTTCGTTGTATATGGAAGCTTATGAAAAGGCAATGAACTTTATGGAAATGAATGATTCAAAAAAAGATTCTGATTACAATGAACCCAAACTGATGGACTGGGAGCAAGATGAACAGCTTATATTTTCAGCAGTAAACAAAGTTGCAGGAACAGAAGTAAGGTCTTTTGAATACATGCATTGGTGGACTTTCTTAGGTTACTACATGGGAATAGGTGAAGGTCTTTTTGCTGATGTTGTAAACATAAGGCAAAAGAAGTTAAAGCATAAGAAACTTGAAAAGCATGAAGCTGAATTTTATAGAAAAAACAGGGAAATGGTGGACCTAAAGACAAGGTACACAAAGGAAGAACTAAAGGAAAAAGAAGAGTTAAAAAGGCTACTTGGAATATAGTGGTCTTTTTTTGTGGGTGAAGATATGGCAGATGGATATTTAAATTTTGATACGAAAATAGATGATACAGATTTTAAAGAAGGCTTAGAGAATATGAGTTCATCTGTTAGTGGATTAAAAGGTTCAATCAAATCATTGGGTGGAATCATTAAGGATGCCTTAAAGGTGGACACTTCTGAAACTTCCAGCAAGATGATGTCATTGGAAGAGCAACTGCGAAAAGCAGAAGTGGAATTGGAGAATGCCACAAGGAAGAAAGAAGAGTTTGCCAATACAGAGATAAAAACAGAAGAGTATGTTGCAGCAGAGAAAGAAGTAGACACCTTAACAAAGAAATTTCTTAAGCTGTTAGATGAAAGAGAAAAATTTGAGGAGACAGGTGGAAACAAAAATAGCCAGACATACAAGAAAATGCAGTATGACATTGATACAGTTGATAAAAAACTGGAAGCTGCTGAATCAGAGGTATCAAGACTCAATGAGGAAGGCAAGAAGTTTAAATTAGGCAGTGATACAGAAAAGTTTAGCAAGTTTTCTCAGAATGTCGATAATGCACAGGGAAAAGTTAATGTTTTGAAACAGCGTATTGGTGAACTGGCAGAAAAAGAAGAAAATGCAGGAAAGTCAGGCACATCAATGTCTGAAAAGGTAAACTCATCTGTTAAGGGATTAGGTTCTAAGCTACTGGGAGTCATTAAGAATTTTGGAAAGTTTGGAAAGGACGCAGGAAATGTTGGCAATTCATTAACAAAAAAATTAAATATGGTTCCTAATCTTATTGGAAATGTAGGAGGAAAAATTGACGGACTGGGAAAGAAACTTGGTGGAATGATCAAAAGAGTGTTTGTATTTTCAATGATGACCAAGGCACTAAGAGCATTAAGAACTGCATTTCAGGATGTAATATCAGCAGATGGTGAAATGTCAAATTTAATTGCTCAAATTAAGGGAAATCTGTTAACAGCATTTGCGCCTTTATACAACTTTGTATTGCCGGCAATTAAAAGTGTGTTGTCTGCATTTGTTACATTTTCAAATTATCTTGCCAATGTAATGTCTTCAATATTTGGAAAGACAATAGCACAGAGTACAGCAATGGCAAAAAGTCTTTATAAGAACACACAGGCTACAGATAAGAATACAAAGGCAAGTAAAAAGAATGCAAAGGCAAAGCAACAGCAGTTGGCATCATATGATGAATTAAATGTAATGCAGGATACTGATTCAGGTTCTGACAGTGGAAGCAGTGGATCAGGTTCAACATCTGCTCCGATATTTAATGCAAAGGCTATGGATGTACCAATTGTTGACCAAATCAAGAAACTGATAAAATCAGAAGATTGGGAAGGCATAGGAAAGCTTGTAGCAAACAAGTTAAATAATGCATTAAAAAAGATACAGTGGAAGAGCATACAGAAAACAGCCTCTGACATAGCTTCAAAACTGGCAAGGACCTTAAATGGTTTCTTTTCTGTAATGGATTTGGCAAAAACACTGGGAAATACAGTTGCACAGGCATTAAATACAGGACTTAGGTTTGCATATACGTTTTTAACAACATTTGATTTTAAACAGTTTGGCACATTCATAGGTGAATCAATTAACTCATTTGTTCAAAACTTTAAGTGGGGATTACTGGGAAAGACTTTAGGAAATGCAGTACAGGGAGCAATAGACACCGCTTATGGATTTGTTACCACATATGCGTGGGGCAGTTTTGCAGAAGGAATAGCCAAAACAGTTAATAAGTTTTTTAAAGCCATTAATTGGACAGAATTAGGACAAACAATTGGAATAGCTGTAGTCGGCGCATTAACGGAAATAAGCACATTCTTACAAAAAGTGAAATGGGACAAGATAGGAAAGGATATAGGTACATTTCTGGGAAACATTAATTGGGAAAGCATCATATCCGGAGTGTTTACAATCATAGGCAATGCAATTACTGCAAGTTTTGGTTTATTAAAGGGAACATTGACCGGATTATTAAACAACGGAATAACTCCTGTTAAGGCGGCATTTATTGCCCTTGGAACAGCAATGGCAGGAATGAAAATAGCACAGTTTATTAGCAATATGTCAGGAGCTTTAGGAGTTTTAAGGGATATAACGGCAGTTCTGATAAAAAGCACAGCAGCTTGGGTAAAGAATAATGCTCAAGTGGTAATTGCTACAATAAAGACAGGATTGCAGACAGCAGCAACAAAACTTTTAAGTGTTGCACAAAAAGCTCTCAATTTTGTAATGAACTTAAATCCAATGGCAAAGGTAATTATTGTAATAACAGCGTTGGTCGCAGCCTTTGTAGTGTTGTGGAATAAGTCGTCAGCATTTAGAAATTTCTGGATAAAAGCATGGAATGACATAAAGTCAGCTGTGACAGCAGTTTGGAAAGCAATAAGTCCTATATTAAATAATATTTGGAATGGAATAAAGGCAGTATGGGACAAGATGAAGCCATTTGTTACCTTTATTGTAAATACATTTGCAGGTGCATTTAAATCAGCATTCAATACCATAAAAGGTGTGGTAAACAGTATAACAACAGTTCTTTCGGGAATAATTACTTTCCTGGGTGGAGTATTTTCAGGAGATTGGAAGAAAGCCTGGGAAGGCATTAAAAAAATATTTAAAGGAATATGGGACGGAATAGTAGCGGTTGTGAAGTCGCCAATAAATATGATATTGGACTTTATAAATAAAATGATTAAATGTATTGTGGGAGGACTAAATTCAGCAATTGACATGCTTAACAAAATAAAAATATCTCCACCTAAATGGTTTCAGAAAATGACAGGTATAAAGCAATTTGGTCTGAGTATTAAAAAAATAGCTGAACAAGACAGATATGTCCCGCATTTAGCACAAGGAGCAGTCATTCCACCAAACAATGAATTTATGGCAGTGTTGGGTGATCAGAAAAAAGGTGTTAACATTGAATCTCCATTATCAACAATCGTGGACGCATTTAGACAGGTGCAGGGTGAAAACACAACAGGTATTTCTGATAAAGACTTACTTAATGCAATTTCAAACATGCAGGTTAATGTCATTGTGCAGCAGGATTCAAGAGGAGTATTCAACATGGTTAAGCAGGAAGTGGTTCAGGAGCAGAGAAGAACAGGAAAACCTGTATGGACCTGATGAAAGGAGTAGTATGGCAGATTTTAAGGGATATTTAATTAAGTTAAACGACGTGGAGTTTCCACCTGAATACATAGCACTGGAAAGCTACAAATCAACGGACAACCAAAGAACTGAATTAAAAGCATACAGAAATTCAAACAATTATCTGATTCGTCAGACTTCTCCGAACTTTAAAACAAAAGTTGAATTTACCACAATTGATGGATTGCATTTAAAGGATTTGAGAAAAATCAAACAGATAATAGACAAGGCTCTGATAAATAATGCAGAAAGAAAAGTAAGTGTTGAATATTGGAATAATGAAGAGTTGAAATACCAAAAAATGAAAGCATATATTCCTGACATAGACTATGAGATAAAGAAAATAGTCAAAGGAAGTAAGCCTGACATTGAATACAAATCAATAAGATATGCATTCATAGAGTACTAGAAAGGAGCACCAATGTTAAATGTAAATGAAGATACTATAAGAGCATATACAGAGCAGAATGTTCCAAAGAAGTTAACAATCACATTTCCGAATAATTCAAATTTAACTCCAATCACAAATGCAAACATTCAGGAAGAAAGCATGAGTTTGACAGGCAGTCTTTGTAGTGATTCAAATTTGATGCTACAGGGCTGTATCTCAACTCAGTTTAATCTTACAACATTTGACTATGATACAGACATTACAGGTCAGGACATCATAGCCACTTTGTCAGTAAAGGATGATTCTTACAAGGGTGAATGGGTTAAGGGAACAAATTACAAGTCAGGGGACATAGTAAAGTTTGACCAGGAATATTATATTTATTCCGATGATGTTTCTGATGAAAAAACAGAAAATATCAAACGAACAAAAGTAAGCAGTTCTTACATTGTATACAATGAAACTGATAAGAAATACAACATTTTTGGAAGAGAACCGGATAATTTTATCGGGATAAGAATTCTTACATCAGAAAAGGTTCTTGATGGTGTGAGCATGACCATTAGATGTTGGTACACTGGAGGTCCGTATTATTATGTGGTACGGGATTTTAACAATACAACAGATATTATTATGCCACAACATTATCCTGTTGGAAGTAACTATCCGTTAAAGGGGTGGTTTGCAGAAATAAGCTATTCAGGAACAGACACAGATGCATTCAAGGAATTTGTAAGCAACCTGAAAATATATGAATTGACGAATGCTTGCAAAAATGAATTATATCCTGATGAATTGGAAGAATGTCAAAGATTGTATGGTTATGTTGATACATCCAATACAGAAGACATTATCATATTCAGGGGAAAGGTTGAAAGCTTTACAAGACAGGCTTCAGATCCAAGATATAGTGAATTGATAGCCTATGATAAATTACACGATTATCAGAAAAAATCAATTAAGGATTGGATGAATAAGGTGGATGAGTATGGAATGGGAATGGTAGATCCATATTCTTATCAGGGTTCATACAAGTTAAAAACGACATATAAAAAAGACCAGACTGTGTATGGTACATATACTGATTCAAATAATGTGGAAACTAAAGGATATTATCATTTTAAACAGGACTATATAGATAGTTTTTATCAAGCCTGTAATATTGTGAAAGTGGCTTCAGGAGATTTAACAATACCACCAACTGGTGTAGCTCCAACGATAAATGGACCTGAATATGTTGAAAAACTTGAAAAATATTTTCCGAATGATTTACAAGTTTTTCATTTAAGAAATGATTTGTTTTCTGAAATTGGAATAAATCAGAAAGATTTCTATAACATTAGTTTGCCAATGGATGTAATAGATTTAAAAATAGGTCCATTCAATGAAGATTATTCTGCACTTCAATTATTGCAATGGATTTGCAATATGAATGGTGTTTGCGGGGTTATCGACCAAACAACAGGTGAGTTTGATTATAAGTTTGTAAATTCAGAAAAAAGAACGACAACAGCCGATTCCAATTATAAGGGTGAGTTTAATTCAGCTACAGAGTATAGCGTTGGTAATGTGGTTAAGTTCACTAATTCTTATGGCGAAGAAAGTTATTATGAAAAAATAGTGGATAAGAGTACATATCCAAGTGAACTTTTAACAGCAGATGTTAGCTTTAACAATCCACAGGAAGATGTATTGTTTCAAACTCCGGATGTGATGGGAAATTGTTATTACATTGAGTTCTCTTTTGATGATAAGTTGGCAGAAGAACTTGGAGTTGAGATTACAGTAAATAAATATTCTGGGCGAAATTTAAAAACTATATCATTAAGACGAAGCGGAAGAGTAATGCTGCACGATTTGGATGAAACAGGTAAATCTTATTACACAATTCAGGTTTCAAATGTTAATGGTGAATTTTTAAAAACATTTAAAGCAGTAAAATATTTATCAACAGGTGAGTTTGATTCAACGTGGACTCCTGAAAGTGAGTTTTTTGCAGATTGTTGGAAAAAGAAAAATAAACTTTATCATCCGTCAGGAATGATTAACATCACAGAGTTGTACGAGCAGGACAGCATAGAATTACAGGACAGCTTGTATTCAAACAATGGCTGGAAGGTTATGGATATGAATGGCACACTTTTAAATGGAGAGAATAAAAAGAATAATCTTGCCATTACATACTCACCACTTTACAGTTCACATAAATCAAGTTATCAGTTGTTATTAGATGTGGCAAACAATGTTGGAAAAGGATGGATTGAGCCAAAGATTCCTTTTACCATTAAGTTTGCACCATTCAAGGCTAAATCACTGGGTCTTCCATTCTTGGAGCTTGGCGATTATGTAACTTTTGATGTTGATAAGTGGTCCTCTGATGCAGATGGCAATCCTGTAATAACGAGGCAGAACGTGCAGTCAATCATATTTAACAAGACAATGTCAGGAATAAATGCACTGTCAGATGAATATGAAGCAAAGAACGATTAGGAGATTGGAGCAAATGATAATAATAGATGCAGGAGTTGAGCGAAAAGCTACAGCGGAAGAGGAAGCGTACATTAAAAAAATGCATTTCTATGATGAAATGATGGAAAAAAAGATGGAGTTAAGTTCATTGGAAAAACAACTTTCAGATGGAGATTACAAGATCATAAAATCTTATGAGTATAGTCTTATGAACATTGAAATCCCATATGACATGGAACAGCTCCATTCAGAAAGACAGAACATACGTGATAGAATTAACAGTCTAAGAGAGGAGATTGTTGATTTTGAAATAAAATTTAAAGAAATGGAAAGGAAGGAAGCGAATGATAGCAATTAAAGAAAAAAATGTGATTACCATTGAGTTTGAAGGTCACGATACTTTGGAATCACCAATGCTTTATCAGTATGACAAGGGACAAAAAATAAAATTCCTTGATGTTCCGGATGGTGCGGAAGTACAATTTTCCAATTGGGCAACAGAAATGACAAAAAACAAAATTGTTGTAAATGGCCAGGTAGAAATACCTGATATTTTTGTGCAACAGGGAAATGAAATTGTCTTGTATATTCAATACATAGACAGTAATTCGGAAACAACAATGAAAAAGCTTATTATTCCGGTGGAACCAAGAGCAAGACCTGGAGAAGTAGTTTTCACTGATGATGAGCCAAGTTTCAGACAACAAATTGAAAACATTATGGAGGAAACAAAAGAAATAGCAAAGTCAGTGAGAGAAGATGCTGATAATGGAAAATTCAATGGAAGTAACTATGTTTTGACAGAACAGGACAAAGAAGACATAGTGAAGAAGATTGAAGGAAGTGGTTCAGTTTATATAACAGAGATATAGGAGAGTGTTAGATTATGAATGAAAACAAACACTTGTTATCTATTATTGGAACTGAATTAAACAAGTTACAGGATATTGCAATAAAAAACGGACAACTTATTTTCTTAAAAGATAAGGGGCGGATTGTGTTCGACTTAAATGACAGGAGAACGTTTTATGATAGTATAAGCATTCTTGAAACAGAAGAGGAAAGGAAATCCTTACAGGCTGTATCAGAATGCTTTTACTATGTAAAAAAAACAGGGTATCTTTGGTTTTATGATAATGAGTGGGTGCAGTTAACAGGAAAAGAGCAATGTCAGATAGTAAAGAAGTATGTTCTTCCAAGTGAAGGAACAGACGATTCATTGTACATAAACATGTCTGAAAAAAACATTTTCGTATGGGATGAAGAAAACAGGCAGTATGTACTGGTAGGTGAAGCTATAAATTCAGTTTCAAATGAAGATATAAATAAAATGTTTAAGTAGAAGAGGAGAAAAGAAATGGCAACAGAAAAGAAATATTTAGATCTTGAAGGATTAAAAACTTACAATGAACAGGTAAAAAGTTTAATTGACACAAAAGAAACATCAGGAACAGCGGCAACAAAAGTTAAAGAATTAGCAGATGGTCAGGTTAAGGCAAATACGAATGCAATAGCAACATTAAATGGTACAGGAGCAGGTTCTGTATCAAAAGCTGTTAGTGATGCAAAGGCAGATACGGAAAATAAAATAGGAACACTGGCTAATTTAACAACATCTAAGAAAACAGACCTTGTAAGTGCAGTAAACGAAATTAAATCTGCTGTAGGTGATACAAAAACAGCAGGGGAAGTTACTGTTGATACTACTACAACAACAGCCGGAATGTCTAAGTCTTATACTTTAAAACAGAATGGAAAGAATATTGCAACAATTGACATTCCAAAGGATATGGTTGTATCCAGTGGTGAGGTTAAAACTTATACTGCACAGACACTTCCAACAGGAACCGGAGCACCAACAACAGCCGGAACTTATTTGGTATTAACATTAGCAAATGCTACAAATGACAAAATGTATGTTAACGTTGGTACACTTGTGGATATTTATAAGGCAAAAGCAAATGCTACTCAGGTTCAGATCGCAATTGATGCAAGTACAAGAGAAATTAGTGCTTCTGTTGTGGCAGGTTCTATTGGAGCTAATGAGTTAGCAGCTAATGCTGTAACAACAGTTAAAATTGCTGATGGTAATGTTTCTAAGGCAAAATTAGCTACAGCAGTACAGACTTCTTTAGGAAAGGCTGATACTGCAGTTCAGTCAGTAAAAACAGGAACAGTAAATGGTACTATTGCAGTAGATGGTAAAGATGTTGCTGTCAAAGGGTTGGGAAGTGCTGCGTACACAGCAACTACAGCTTATGAAAAATCAGGTGCAGTTACTGCTTTAGCAAATGGCCAGGTAGCAACAAACAAGAATGATATTGCATCATTAAAAACAAAAGTGGCAACTTTGGAAGGAACTACTTATACAGCAATCTCAGACAAAGAGATAAATGCATTATTTGGCATTACAGAATAATTAAAAAAAGAGGTGCGTTATAATGGCAAAAACACAAAATACGTATCTAAATAAAGAGGGGTTAGGCAGTTTTCTGTCTAACCTCAAAAAAATTTTTTTGGGTACAAAAACCATAACATCAGCAGTGGATTGGAATACATTAACAGAAAATGGAGTGTATCACATAAAGACAACAGCAGGAACAAACAGACCTGTTACTAACTGGGGAATGCTTTATGTTGAAGGGGAAACATCAACTAAGTTTCAGATATTTATTCCTGATGTAAAGAACAATGTGATTTATAAGCGTTATGAAAATGCCGGCTGGAAGGATTGGCAGGAGTTAACCCTTATTGAAACATCCGGAGAAGTGTATGATACAGGCTGGAAATCAGTTGAATGTGGATATGGCATATCAGCATGGTCCACTACTGATGCACCTAAAATCAGAAGAGTAGGGAAAACTGTAGAATTGGTGGGAATTATAACAAATTCAACAAGTTTTGCAGATCATGATAGTTTATTTAGAAACATTCCTGAGGATATGAGACCTTCTCGCAATGTATGGTCTATTCAACAGGGAGATATAAAAAATAAGACAACTGCCAGATGGATGATGACAATTAATCCAGGGGGCACAGTATCTTTTAATTATTATGGATTTTCTGGACCTTTAACAATTTCAAAAGGAATGTGTATACCGGTTCATGCAATATGGATGGTGGATTGACGAAAGTTACAGTAAATGTTAGAGCAGGACCTTAAAGGTCTTTTTTTTATACCCAAAAACAGAGAAAGTCGAGGAAAAAACATATGACACTTTATCAGATTTTATCATTGTGTGGGATACCTTCATTAATTGGTGCAATTTTTGTTAGTGCAGTTAATTATGTCAAATTAAAAAATTCATCATATAAATTAATTAAGGACGGAGTTATTGCAATTTTGCATAACAAGATATATACGCTGGGCAAACAGTACATAGCTCAGGAGCATATATCAGTTGAGGCTTTGGATGATTTTGAACATTTATACAAGGCATATCATGCACTGGGCGGGAATGGAACAGGAACAGAGATTCACGAAAGAGTAATGGTATTACCAATAAGGTAGAAAGGAGTTTTGAAATGAACAAAAAATGGATTAAAGCAGCAGGCATTAGGGCAATTAAGACAATGGCACAGACAGCAGTATCATTAATTACTGTTGGAAATTTAATCACAGAGCTTGATTGGGTTTCAATAATTGGAATTTCTGCAACAGCAGGAGTGGTTAGTATGTTAACAAGTGTTGCAGGATTGCCGGAAGTGGAAAGTGAGGAAGAATAATGAAAAAAGAACACGATATTAGAATTGACAGAACAAAGTTACATCCTTGGCTTAATTACAAGTTAACTTTACTTTTAAAGCAGTGTGCAAAGAAAGGGATATACCTTATTATTACGCAGGGATTTAGAAGCAAGGCAGAGCAGGACGCTTTGTATGCTCAGGGAAGAACCAAGAAAGGAAAGATTGTAACAAATGCGAAAGGAAGTGATTATTCTAGTCAGCACCAGTGGGGCATTGCTTTTGACATTGCTTTGAAGTATGATGTAGACGGAGACGGAAGAATCACTGATGACACATATAACAACAAAGGCATAAAAAAAGTTGCTAAAATTGCCAAGTCAAAGAAAGTTGGCCTTGCCTGGGGTGGTGACTGGGTTAGCCCTGTAGATACTCCACATTTCTATTTAGATAAATGGGGAGACACTCCTTCAAAATTAAAGAAAAAATATGGTGTGTTTAATAATTTCAAAAAGACTTGGACTAAGGAAGTTTTTGGAACAAAGAAAGGATTGAACATCTGGAACAAAACAAGAACAAAAGTCCTTAAAAAGAAAGTTCCAAATAAAACAAAAGTCAATGTAATGTATATCAGTAAAGGATATGCTAAAGTTGAGTATAATGGTGTAGTTGGTTATATGAAAGCTAAGTATCTATTATAA